CCATACCTCGCACAACACCATCACAAGCCGCATATGTCATGTCTTCGAGGATTGAAAATCGCTCCCGCAACCTATCAATGATTTGATCATCTGTTTCTGGCTGGGCGGCTTCACCAGTAACAACATTCTCTCCATCTTCCATGTAATCGAACTCACTTTTGTCAATTACTTTTACACGAATGGATCGGTCCGGGAATCCAGGCACTGCACTACCATCAACTGTAATAAAGTTACCTGTTTTGCCTTGTTTGTAATCTTTAACTAAAGGAAATACAACGTCCTTTATATTAATGTTTCTATATGTACCATTAGCGATACGAACTGTTTTTTCTGTTGTCTGCATTAGTTTCTCACTCCTATTTTTAACAACTTATATATACATGATAACATCATCTGTGTATATGTCAACCTTTTTATTGTTCTATTTTAACATAATTAAACACAGTTTCTTTACACTGACTAAACTTACTGATGTCATGTGTTTTTACTTTACCAGTAAGCATTACTTTTTTACCTTCTAAAATGCCAGCAATATCAGGCTCTCTATTAAAGAAAAATTTAACAATATTTCCGTCACCATTTATACAGGTAACCAAATGTATATTAAATTTTGCTATAAACTTTACATCTTTAACATCAACTGCAAATTTCAATCTTTCGCCAATTTTGCCAACAAAATTACTGGTTTTTCTATTTTGTTCAAAAAAGTTATCTAATCCTTGCCTTTTTTGTAACACACGAAAACTGTTTGGCAAACTAGCAATTACTGCTACACCAAATGTATCAGTGGTCGGACTTCCTATTGAATTAAGAACACTTTGTTCAAAATCATTCAGTAGACCCATAAGTTTTTTAGAAACAAGTTCCTGTTTGAATTCATCGATAATTTTTTCTGCTTCTAATTTGGATTCATTGCTAATTGTAATATCTGAATTTTCAACGCCTTGCATAAAATTCAATATACATGTTTTATTATCATTTACACGAGTTTGTGTTTCATGATCAAAATATCCAAATCCGCTCTTGATAAAACCTTGTTTTTTATCAACTTCAATAGCAAGTTCTAACACTTGACGGGAATCAAATTCGGGTTTTTGTCTAGCCATTTGTCTACCTCTTTTTTAACTTTATATATAGACTATAACATCAAGATGTCTTGATGTCAACCTAATAATGCAATAAAACACAAACTAAAAATAATAAACCAACAAATATAATTTATTACTTTCCATGTTCCATCTATTAGGTTAAAAAACCAATTTTGTTTTTGTTTTGTTTGTGAGGGTGTACTGTAGAGGAAATGATTTATCAAATCCTCCTCAGCTTCTTGAATTGTTATTTCGTCAGTTTGGCGCATACTAAACTCTTACCAGTTGGGGTGTCGATTGTTATAGCTGGCAATTGGGGATTAACTTCCCTACAATCTAACAATTGCCAAGTAAAACCATCTGCACGTTGAACATCAACTGTTTCTAAGAATTCTTTGTTTTCAACTGACCATAAAGCCATTACTACAAATATTCCTAACATAGTTACTCCTTTTGTTACATTTTAATAATATACTATTTTGAGAATAAGTCAAGTTGTTTTGTATAATTCTTGACTGTTTCTATATTCATTATATTTTCACACCAATTCTCAGCGGCGTCTACAACATAATTTCTGCTTTTATTAGGATAATCAATGCGACCAACAATTTTATCGTCTTCAAAAAAACTACATTGAAAGTATTCATCATCAACGAACGTAATGACAGCTTGTCTGTTTTCTTTTGAAAATTTATTGTAGTGCATTTGATTATCCTTTTAAAATTACTGTTAACTAAAATGCTTATCTAGCATTTCTATACGATCACTTGCCGCCGCCATTTTATCAAGTTCAGCTATAACTGCTTCAACAATATCGGAGTGTTCACCTATTCCTGCTGGCATTGTTTTATAAACTTCGATGTTTGCTCTGTGTACAGCCATTTCACCTTCTGCTTGTTTTCTAGCGGCTTCAATAATTGCATCTCCTGCTTTCATACTATATTCTCCTTTTTTACTATTACTCGTGTTCACCACCTGGATCGTTATCGTCCAGTTTTACTTTTTGACCATTGATATACATATTTTGTCTTGCTCTAGGATAGCTATGATAACCATCTTTTAATCTAAACATTTTTCTATCAAAAGAATGTGGTCTTTTATCAGCTTCATTAAACACTATAAATGTTATAAACAAACCTGAAATTATTACAATGTGGGCTAATGCACTAATACCAAATGCAACAAAACTGTCCATAATTGCAATAGCAAAAATTGCACTCCACATAAATCCAAGAATTGTAAACACCATATGAGCTACTTGGGGATCAAGTTTCCTCAATGGCGAATGCTCTATCGTCATAATACTTTTCCAACCCTCCTTTACAATCTCAATAATAGCAAATGGAGGAAATGCTTTCAAACTATTTTTCATATCTAACTCCTTAACCTTTTTTAATTATTAACTTTATATTTATATATACGATATTTACCAATGGTGCGGGCGAAGGGATTCGAACCCTCACGCCATATTGGCCACGGATTTTAAGTCCGTTATGTCTACCATTCCATCACACCCGCCATTGGCGATCTCGGCAGGACTCGAACCTGCGACCTACGGTTTAGAAGACCGTTGCTCTAATCCACTGAGCTACGAGACCTGATTCATAAAACTAGCAAACGATTGTTTATCTGCATTGTCTTCTATTGCATGATAAACTTCTACATAAGCATTACATGTTGGACAACTAAGATTACTAACTATATCATAATCTTCGCTGTCATCGACGTCATGGTCACCTCCCCAAATCAAGTCAGTGCCACAATGCCAACAGTTCATTTAATACACCGTTCTTTGATATATCTTTTGAAATGATGTAAATCACACAGTAAGTAACCAGCACTAAAACTGAGTACAATTATACATGTTATTGCTAATAGTTCATTTATATCCATTTAGTCACCTTTTATATAAAACTAGGAGGTTTATCCTCCTAGTTGTTTAGTTTTGGCTTCTAGATCTCGGCATGCAACTGTTTTAATCTAGTAACTTAGCCTACCCTTATGTGGGCGTCGCGGCCCGCCTCTGTAGGTACCAAGTTTAATTACTTCTGAACGTATGGTTTGTTCCACTCTCCAACGTTCATGCTAATATAATAGGCTGTATCAAAATAATCAGTCATTGCATCTGACTTATCGTACCAACCTTTGCCTTTCCAATAACCTTCTCCTTTGATAGGAGCAGTTTTAATAATTTTGTGAATGGCATCAAAAAAATCTTTGTGCTCACCATACATATGTGTATGATAATGATTGACATGTGCATATTCTTCATCACCTCTAAAACAATCTGAAAAGTCTGTTGGACCTTCTTTAACTGTAACAGTCACTTGATTCCAATCTCTTTTTCTAACACCAAATTTAAACTTAGGAAATGTAGCTTTAAGTTCTAGTCTAATTGCTTTAACGTCTTCTGCGGAAATGTATGCCATGTTTTTTAACTCCTGTTTTTTTAACTTACTCTTATAATATACATTCAAGACGTCTTACTGTCAACCTTTTTCTGCATCTTTTTTTAAATTATTTGTCTTTTTTCATGTCCAACATGTACTTGTGGATCTACATAAATGTCTATATCTAATGCTTTTGCATCTAAACACCAAGCTACATCTTCACTGCACATTTCATATCCTTGTGGCACTTGTAGTTTTTTTGGTGCAAACCAAGGGTATTCCATTTGTTCAAATACTCCTTGTTTTACTAATACCCAACCAAATCCTATATAATCTGCTTTAAAAGCAAACTTACGTTCTTGCATTTCATCTGCTTTAATAAACTGATAATGACCGTTTTCAGCAAAATACTCTTCATCAAGTTTCTCTACCACAGGAGTATATCCATGTGGCTGACTGTACCAACCGCTGGCTACATCACATTGCATACTTAATAATTTTGTAAAGTTTTCTATTTTAAATGTTTGATCACTGTCTATCCACATCATATAATCATAATGTTGCCCATCGAATGGTTTTTGTTTTGGTCCACGATTTACATCAGCACCAGCTACTTGACACCTAGCAAAATTTACCATACTACTGTAGCTTTGACTGAGTACAGGTTGGATACCATTTTGTAAACACCAAGTCCATATTTCAGTAAATGATTTTAAAAAATCACCACTATATGTATTACCTGGTAAACAAAAAACAACCCTCATAGTGTTACATCCTCTAATCCAGCCGCTCTAAGTTTTACAATATTGTTGATTTGAAATTGTTTAGCATCTACTGCTTTTATCAGTCCCATAAATTTATTTCTAATTAGTGCTACTTCATTTATAATGTGTTGTTGGTCAATAACTTCTTGTTCACCGTCAGCATATTTTTCAGCATCTCTACTGCTCAGTGCTTTATTGTAAGATTCTAAATATTTTCTATAATGTTTGTTACGAATCTTACGCATTTCTATATTTAAATATTCAAGTATAGCTTCTAGTTCCTGCAACTGATTAAATCTATATTCAACTATTCCAGGCATATCACGTGAATGTTTTTCTACGTTGCCTTTTAGTCCACAATCTAATCTTGCTTCATCTAGTTGTGTTTCGAAATATCTAATTGCAGGAACTATGTTTGCCATATCCTGTCGAACTTTGCTATACCAGGTCATTTACCAATCATCATATTCATCAGAATCTTCATCCATGTTATCATAAGCATCTTCATAATAACAGTCTCTAAGTATTCTGTCAAGTGTTGCATCATAACCAAACCATTCATCACCAACTTCACTTAGATCACATATCTGTTCATTGATAACTGCTAGGAACTTTTCGCATGCTATATCTCTGTCTTTTGCATTGATATAGGATTTCATGGACAGCCACATATCTATGTATGCGGCTATCTCAGTGTCACTCATTTTCATTTATAGGTTCTTCCTCAAGTAAGACTTCTTGTTCGATATTTAGTTCTGGAAGATCTTTTTTACCCCATTCATCCATAATGGTGTCCAAATGCCCATTGGTATTTGTTTCCCATGCTTTTCTAAATTGTACAGTACATTCACCTGTGACAGGGCTTGTATACTCTAAGCGGTTGCCAGTTTTTTTAAGCAATCCAGTTTGTTCACACATATCAACCAATCCACTGTATGGATTCATTCCTGTCTCATATGGAATCTTAACTTGAACACTTTCAAAAGGCTTTGCAAATCTTGTCTTCATTACTTTACAAGCCGCTCTAATACCACGA